TTATTGGAATAGAAAATTTTGGGTCGATGTTGGTATTCCGATAGATATTGCTGATGGGGCCATTCAAACAATATCATACATGTCTGATCTGCCAAAGATAGAGAGATGTAAATATCTAGTGCCAAACTATAATGATATTGAGAAGTATGACAATGGCAGATATCAAAGAAGTGGGGCCTCCTATCCACAGGGTTTTAAGCAGAATGAAACTAAATATGTTGTGACCTTTTGGAAGCGGGCCAATGCTTAATATAGCTTTATCAGAATCAGATGCGGCAATAACAAAGAAAATATATGCGGCCCTAGCAAAAGAATTAAACTTATATTTAATACAAAAAACTCCAAAGGTTATGGAGAGAGTTAAGTCGGATATTGAAGCGGCCCTTTATGGATGTCCAGAAATTCAATCACTTAAAAATGGGCGACTAAAGGCCGACTTTGGTTTAACTTCTGATCCAACGGGCCCAATAGTAAGTTCAATACTCAGCACACTTAACATAAAAACTGAAAAGGTATCAGCAGCAACAAAAACATTTAAGGGCGGCTTCACACTAACAATGCAGCCAAATGACTACTCCAACATACTTTCTTTATCTGCCTCCAAGCAAATAATACAGGGAGGATCAATTCCGTGGCTTAAGTGGCTTTTAACATTGGGCGATTCAATTATTATAGCTAATTTTGGCGTCGAATATGGGCCATTTGGTAGAAGTGGAATGGCCAGAATGACAGAGAAACAAAGACCATTTAAAGTAAACAGTGCGTTTTCTGGTACTAATAGTGATAATTTTATAACCAGAGCTTTATCAACAAATAAAACAACAATAGAAAAATCCATAGTTAAGGTGCTAACATAATGGCTGGTGGACCACATACACAATTAGCAAATTTAAGAAACGCACAAGACCCAACGCTGTCTAATGTGCTTTTGGATAATTTTATTTATTTTTATGATTGGGGCTTTCTTGATAGGGGCTCATTTTACAATATCACGATTCCTCAATCGGATATATATGGTGGAGATAGGCATAAATTAAGATCTGCTACTGACCCCAATTATAGCGATGGGCAAGTTTGGGAAGCATACAGGAAAAACTGGGTTTGGGAGAGTGGCATATCGGCCACCACAGAACAACCAATTCAAATATCTGGCGTTTTTGTTGATGATGTTTTTTACGCTACCGGTAATACAACAAAGCCCTTTTATATCGACTACACAGATGGTAAGATTATTTTTGATTCTGCCCAAAGTACAACAAGCGATGTAGAATTAGAATATAGTCACAAATGGGTCGAGGTAATACCGGCTGAAGGTGTTCCGTTTTTTAGGGAAATACAGCAGGGCTCGTTAAGAAGTGAGGAAAATTTTCAAGTTAGCAACTCTGGTGGATGGGCACAACTTGGACAGTCAAGAGTGCAAATGCCCGCAATCGCTATAGAAGTTGTTCCAGCAAGAAGTCTAGAGCCGTACCAACTTGGCGGTGGTCAATGGGTTAATAACGACATAATATTTTACGTTGTCTCGGAAAACCATTGGGAGTGTGCGAATTTAGTAGATAGTATTCTTTATCAGAATGATAGAACTATACATTTATTTGATCCAACTGCTGTAGCTATATCTGGTGTTTTTCCCTTTAATTATAGGGGTGAACTCAACGAAAACGCAATACCCAGCGGCTTATACCCAAACATGATTGATGACTTCTTTTATCGTAGGTGCCATATTTATGATTCTAGGGGCGATGATATAAATCAAATTAGCCCAGATCTATATATCGGTACTGCTAGATGCTCAACTCAAGTTAAAGCAATATAACAAGTTTTTTGTGTATAATAATGTGCCTTTACCAGAGGATCAACTTAATATAGGAGAAATATAATGGCAGTTAATCAGCGTATATTTTATGCTTGCCAAGCTGTTGCTATTGCACCAAACGGAACTGACACTGTAACATCAAACCATGTTGTTCATGGTGTGCAAAGCGTCGGTATGACTTCAAGTTTTACACTTGATCAGATTTTCGAACTTGGCCAGCTTGAGCTTTATCAGAATGTTGAAGAAGTAGCCGATATAGAAGTTACTTTAGAAAAGGTAATTGATGGCTACAAGCTCATTTTCGATTTAGCCACTGGTGGTACTTGTGAGATGGATCTTGTTTCTGCTGCAAAGGCAAAATGTGATGTCTATGTTGCTATTTATGATGACGGATTATCACACGCTACCGGTGTGCCACGAAATGTTTGCATGAATTCTGGCATGTCAGTAAGTTCTGTTAGTTATAGCTATAGCATTGATGGTAATGCTACTGAGTCTGTAACACTAGTTGGTAATGATAGATTCTGGAATAATGACGCTATTACTAAAACCCCAAGCACAATTTGGACCGGTAATCCATCATCAAATATTGATGGAACCGACACTCCAAAATCTGGCGTAGTTCGTAGAACTAATGTTCTAATTGATCAGTCAACACTACCAGCAGAGGTGATCACTCAGGGTGATCCAAACAATATTGTTGGCAATGGTAGCGGTCTACATATCCAGAGTATTAGTGTAAGTGCTGATTTCGGTCAGGACAGCATTCAGGAACTCGGTAGATTTGGGCCTTACACCCGATATGCTACGTTCCCAGTTGAAGTAACCACAGAATTTGAGGTTATTGCAACTTCTGGCGATCTGGTTAGTGTTTCTGGTAATGCTCCAAATCTTCAGAATAGAGGTATCGTAATTAAGGATACTGCTGGCACTGTTATAAATTGTGGCACTAAGAATAAGCTAACATCAGTTTCTTACTCGGGTGGAGATACTGGTGGTGGCAATGCTACTATTACATATTCTTATTCAACCTTTAATGATTTGAGGGTATGTGGAGGAACTATACACACTTAGGATTTGAATGGACGAAATATTTTACGAAAAATTATTGTATCGAATATTACAAGGTCGTCTAAGAATAAGATTTGGCGACCTTGTTCTATATATTTATGAGCCCTCTAAAGATCTTATAGAGGAATCTTTCGATGTATATGATGATGCTTATCATAAGGCTTATTTTGGCGGGGTTCCAATCAAGAGCGAACTAATGCAAACTCTCATAGATAATAATTTATGGAGCCCACTTGACGATAGAGAGGCAGACAAATTAGAAAAAGAAATAGAAGAATTAAAAGTTGATGCCTATAAGAACTTCTATGATAAAAGGTATTTGAATACCATAAAAATAAACATAGCAAGAATCAACAAGTCTTACATAAAATATAAAACCAAAAAAATGGCACTAGACCATACTTCTTGTGAGGGTGTCGCTAATTTTTCTAGATGTCTTTGGCTAATATCAAAAACAACATTTACGCAAGATAAAAATCTATATGATTGGAGTGAATACACCCTATCTTCAGTTATGGAAACATATAATGAAGAACAAATTACTTCTGCCCAATTTAGGAAGATAGCCAGAACGGACCCTTGGAGGTCTATGTGGAATACTGGTAAAAAGCAATCTAATTTATTTGGGCGACCATCCTTTGAGCTAACTAAAGATCAATTATCGTTGTCATCTTTCTCTACTTTATACGATAATGTTTATGAGAGCCATGATTGTCCACACGATAAAGTTATAGAGGATGATGATTGTCTAGATGGTTGGCTCATCACCCAGAAAAGAGAAAGTGATAAGAATAGAACACAAAAGGAAGTTGACGCATTAACAAAAAATAGCAAGATAGCAAATTCTCAAGAAGTTTTTGTAATGGCTAGGAATGAAGAGGCCGCACAAGAAATATATAATCTTAACAACCCAATGGCTAGAAATGTAATTAAACAAAGAAATGAACAAATAAAAAATGAGGGTAGTGTTAAGTTTACGGAGTTGGCTGACGTTAAACAGGATATAGCTATTCAAAGCCACCAACAGGCATTTAGTAACATTAAAGGAAAGGTAAGATGATGGATAATGATTTTTTGAAAGAGTCTTTAAATCTTAAATTTGCAAGGGAATCGAGAAATAAAGAAGTGTCTAGAGATAAACTATTTAAGGTTGCAAAAAAGAAAATACAAACAACAATGATAGGGGCCCTATCAACAGTAGAAGAGAGTTTTGGTTTTCTTTGGGCTATGGGCTTACCAGAAGAAGAAAAAACAGAAGAACAAAAAAAAGTACAAGAACTTTATGAAGAAGCGAGGGCGAAAATATTAGATAGAGGAAATACACAGATAAGGAATTTAGAGTCTGAGTTCGTTAACTATGATATCAACAGAAAAAAATACCTCATTAATTTACCAATGATAAAAGAAGGAGAGGCTAGAGATGACGGATAAAAACAAAGACAAAGAAAGAATAGTTGAGAGTGTTGACGATGAAAATAACCCAGTAAAGGTTATCGTTAGAAGGCCAACACCAGAAGACTATAGAGATTCGCAGATAGAATATAACAAGGCGTTTAGAGAGGCTCTTGATTCTGGTGCCCTTCTTCGTCAGAGGTTGACGGATTACATGCGAGAGCAGGGCATATGGAACGATGAGAAACAGAAAAAGAATGATGAGTATGTAGATAAGATCAGAGCTAAAGAAGATGCCCTAAAGGGTGGTGGTATTAAGCTTTCTGAGGCTAGAGAAATTGCTATTGAACTCAAAAAGCTAAGATCTGAATTTCAGTCGTTTTTAGCTGAAAGAAATGCTCTAGATTCTAATTCAGTAGAGGGTCAGGCCGACAACGCCCGCTTTTCTCATCTTGTTAGATTGTGCATCCTAAATAATGAAACAAGACAGCCAATTTTTCATGATCAAAAACAGTACGACGCTGTATCTGATCAACCTTGGGTGATTGAGGCTTCTTCGCAGTTGGCTAATATGATTTATGGTCTTGATCCAAAATATGTTGACAATCTTGAAGAAAACAAATTCCTGAAAGAATTTAAATTTGTTAATGAAGATCTTCAATTTATTGACAAAGAGGGTCACTTAGTTGACGCAGAAGGAAGATTAATCAATGAAGATGGCCGATATATAGCCTATAGAACTGAAGAGGGCCGAAAGAATAAAGACCCAGACGATGTTTACTTTGTGAACAGAAAGGGTGAAGAGGTTGTCTGTATAACAAATGAAGACGGTGAAGAAGATTGGGTTAAACTAGAACTCAAAGAAAGAAAGCCGTTTTTAGATGATGATGGAAAACCAATTGATAACTTTTCTTCTGCCCCAAAAAACGAAGAAACAGAAGAGGTAAAATCAACCAGAAAAAAGAGGTCAACAAAAACGGAAGCAAAGACAACATAATTGTGTATTAAAAATACGAGGACTTACAGTTGGGGGAAACTTTTTATAGGGGGTTTCCCCTACTTTTTTAAAAAATGGAGCAAAGATGGCACAGAGGTTTGACCTTACAGCGCAGCTACAACTACAAGCCCCCACCAACACAAGACAAGTAGTAAATCAAATAAGACAGCAGTTACAGGGCGTTAATGTAAATGTTGATGTTCAGGCTAACGCTAGGGCTGTTCAACAGGTAAATCGCTCTCTGCAAAATACTAGCAAGCAGGCTAATAACGCTTCTAGATCTATTGGAACTTTAAATAAAAATCTATCTGAAGCCGCCCGTAGATTCGGTATTATAACACTAGCAACTGGCACAATGCTTTCTTTTGCTCAGTCCGTAAAGAAGGCCGTCAGGGAAGCTGTAGAGTTCGAAAGAGAGCTTGTTAAAATTTCTCAAGTTACCGGTAAGAGCGTACAGCAATTAAGTAGCTTAACGTCCGAGATCACAAGACTTTCTACTTCTTTAGGTGTTTCTTCTAGTAAATTACTAGAAACTTCTAGGGTTTTAGCTCAAGCCGGTTTTTCTGCTGACGAAACAAGAAAAGCACTTGACATTTTAGCAAAAACAACATTAGGGTCATCTTTTGATGATATAACAAAAACAGTTGAGGGCTCGATTGCCGTATTAAGACAGTTCAGGGCCGAAGCTCTTGCTACTGGCGGTGAAATCAAATTTCTAGAACAGACGCTAGATGCTATTAATAGTGTTTCTAAAAGTTTTGCCGTTGAATCTTCTGACCTTATTGCAGTTATTCAGAGAGTCGGTGGCGTGTTTGCCAGTGCCGGTGGTAGCGTTAATGAACTTATCGCACTATTTACTTCTGTTCGCGCAACAACTAGAGAATCAGCAGAAACTATTGCCACTGGTTTGAGAACCATTTTTACTAGAATCCAAAGAACCGACACTGTTAATCAGTTAGAACAGTTAGGAATTTCTCTAAGAGACGCACAGGGTAGATTCGTTGGTGCCTATGAAGCTGTTCGTAGATTGTCTCTAGGGCTATCTGCATTAGATCCAAGAGATTATAGATTTAGTGAAATTGTTGAAGAGCTTGGTGGCTTTAGACAAATTGGTAAGGTTATTCCACTCATTCAGCAATTTACTGTCGCTCAAGATGCACTTAATGTCGCACAGTCGGCTTCTGGATCAGTAGCTGAAGACGCACTAACAGCACAGCAATCATTAGCTGTTCAGGTCCAAAAGGTTAAAGAAGAGTTTGCCGCCTTGATTCGCCAGTTCGCTGATAGTTCTACATTCAGATCAATAGCGAGTGCGGCCCTACAGTTAGCAAGCGCCCTAATAAAAATTGGTGAAGCTCTGGAGCCCGTATTGCCACTACTTACTAGTCTTCTTGCCCTAAAAATTGGACAAGGTTTAGCACCCGGCTTGGGTGCTCTTCTTGGGTTTGGAGGGAGAAGAAAATATGGCGGCGGTGTAATTAGAAAATTTGCTAGCGGCGGTTTTGTTCCGGGCGTTGGTAATAGTGACTCAGTTCCAGCAATGTTGCAGCCGGGAGAATTTGTTATTAGGAAAAGCAGCGCCCAAAAACTTGGTGCTGAAACTTTGACTGCGATGAATGAAAATCGTTATGCTGTTGGCGGTCTTGTAATTAAAAACTTAAAAAGTGAAGAATTTGCTGGTTTATTTGCTAGACCAAAAGGTGCTGATTCAAGTGGTAAGC